GACGTTCATTATTCCGCCACCTCTTCTTAATTGTCTGGGCATTTGCATTCTTGAAATTGGCATAGTTTTATTAGTTTACTTAGTTTTTCCGAAAATATCAAGGCTTGGCATAATAAGTTTTATATCTCTTCTGATATCTTGTTCTGCTATTCCTTTTGATTTCCATTCGTTATCGTCTTTGTATTCTTCACCTGTTTTAAGGTTAGTTATTTTTTCTATTATCTTTTCTGGTTTTATTACTTGCATTTTTCTCCTATGTTCTATCAAACTCTAGTATTGATACTGTTCCTTCAAATATGTCAGCTGTTGCTGCTTGTAATTGTAACTTGTCACTCTCTTCTAATATAATTGTACCATCAGATATAGATTTTGAATTACCTGAGTTTACAGTATGCTCTGCAAATTGATAAGCTCTGCTTGCAGATGTATCAAATATAAAAGCTTTAATTTCAACGTTACCTGATCCAACATTTGCTGTATGAATGTTTTGAATAATTGCTCTAGACTCAGTTGGTACAGTATAAATATCTGTAGCATCGGTTGTAGTTAAATCAAACTGCGCGTTTTTATATCTATTAGCCATTAGTTTTCGCTTCCACTACTCATATACCAAGTAAATCTTTGCGACTCATCTCTTAGCTCTTGTTGAAATGTAGAGTTTAATTTCTCAATCAATCCGTCTAAATCTCTAATTAAAGAATCAGCATCTTGTTGTTTATATTCTTTACTGGGTCTAGTAAATACTACTGTTACTTTTGCCATTAATAACCTGTTCTTCCTCTACCTGATTTATTAGAAAATTGATCAGATGCTCCTTTACTTCCAGCGTCCCCTCCAGTTGCATCTCTTCTACCTGTATTTCTATCTACAATGTTTTGTCTGTCACTATCACCTGTATAAGTTTGACCTTTTGCAGCTGCCTCTGCTCTTTGTTTTTCTTCTACTCTTCCTCTAATTATATTTGCTGCATTTACATTTCTTTGTGCAAATATATTTTTAGCTTTATTTATGTTAACAAGATTACTAAATAAATTAGTAGTTGTACCCATATTTGGATTAAATCCTAAATCTCCTTTGTATTCTCCTGTCTCTTCTATTTCTGAAACTACATCGTCTATTTGTGCATCGGATAAATTGTATTTCTCTTTTAGTGTATCTCTAATGTTTGATGTTCTTTTATCAAAAGATTCTGGAGATAATTTTGCAGCATTGTATCCAGCCATAATTCCTTCTGGTGTATTGTAATCATTTGTTACAATTCTACCTATGTCATCTAACATAATACCACCACCCAATAATTCGTTTTCTAAAATACCTCTTCTATTTACAGGCATAATACCACTTAAAAATTCAGCACCTCTTTTTAAACCTCCAATACCAGGTATAAAGTTTACTGCTTTACCTAATAAGGTTGCTAACCCAGAAGGTGGTTTCTCTTGGTAAGAGCCCATTACACCTGAAGTATTTAAAGCTCCTGTTGCAATATTTGCTTCAGGATCACCCATCATTGTACCAAAAGCAGATTCATATGCAGGTCTTGAATTATAATTTCTAGAAGTTCTTACATTAGGATCGTTTGGATTTACATTGTATGGATTAAATCCACCGCCGCCACCCATTGGTTGTAATAGTTGTGGAGTAATACCAGGTATAGTTTCTTCAACTGGTTCTTCAACTGGTGTGTCAGCTCTAGGTTGGAATATACCAGATATACTAGGTAATCCTTGATTTAAATATGCTTGTGCTAATTGTGCTAATGTAGCCATTATCTTCTTCCGTCTGGTTGCGTGTCTAATCTAAACGTACCAAGCTTCCAACTTTGATTAGCAGCTGTATTAGCTATTTTCAAAGACATGGCTCTTGCTCTTGCACGTGTATCTACTTTATCAGTAGAACTGGTAATTGTAAAGGGTCCAAGTGGTGAGCTTGCTTGTGAGCTATTCGGATAGTTTCTAAGCTGTAAAGTTACTTGTGTATTTCCTGTTTGAGATAAAAAGTCAGGTATAAATCTTCTAATCTTCATAATAAATTCACCATCTCCTTGGAATGTTGCAACACCTGTTTGTTGACCTTGTCCAGATCTTTGTGCTGTAATATCAAAGTCTCCTGATTCAATGTTAGAAGCAATTACATTTATACCTGTTGCTAATGCTTCATCAGTTCCTTTTTCATGTTCAAAGTATATTGTGCTTCCTTCAGTATTACCCACTACATCAAATGATGAATCATCACCTGCAGTAAAACTAGTTGCGTGTGGTAAACCAAATACAGAAGAATCTTGCCATGCACCTCTTGATAAAGTTCCTGTAGTCCATACAGGTCTTTGTGGTGTTGAGTCCATATAATTGTAAGTCACACATCTATTAATTACAGTTGAACTTTCTGTACAATAAAACCAAGTAATCTCTCCAAACAAATTATTTAATCCAACATTAATTAATTGGTTAGCTGTTGTATTTAAATCATCATAAACAAAGTCTTCTACTAAACAAATCATAGTCTCAAGGTTACCAGAGTATTTAAAGAAACCATTTTCTGAAAACCAATATGCAGCACCGTCAACTTCTAATGCAGCGTTTTGTCCAATCAAACCACAGTTAGTTCCAACTTGTTGAAAACCAAAAGTAAGGGGCTGACCAATAAATCTCATAGTAAATAAAGATGTATCAGTCCAAATATAAATCGCATCTCTACCTCTAACTGCACCTACAATTTTAGATCCATCTGCAAGTCTTTGAAAACCAGAAGTATTAACTGCATCTACTGTATATGTGTTAATATCTTCTTGATCCGAAAACCTTATAAACATTTCATCTTGTGTAGTTGGATCACCAATAGTTGTTTCTGTTCCAAAAAATACTAAGTGTCTATCAGGAGTAGATACTAACATATCCCGTGATGCTGTTGGTGCACCTGTAATAATTGTTGCTCTATTGGTTACAGCGTTTGTTGCATTAGAGTCCCATTCAAACACTTGTGCATTATGAATTAGTGCAATTACTTTATCTCCAAAATTATCAATAGACCATAAACCGGGATCAACAACTAAGTCACCCGATGCTGCTTCACCCCATGCAATGTAATCAGAACTATTTAGTATAGTTGCACCATTAGAGTGTGTTGCAGCTGTTGTATTTCTAACTCCTCTTGTAACACCTGTTAAAGTATTACTAGATATACCTGTATATGAAATTTCTTCTGAACCTATTTGTATAAAGTTTGTACCTGATGTTGGAAACAAAGATGCATCTGTTAATACAATAGTTGTAGTCACAGCGTTTATACCACCATTTAAAGTAGTAGTTGCTTCACCTGTTACAGTTCCACCCCAAGAAGCTAATCCCCAACCAAAACCAGGTAATTGTTCTGCGGGTCCTACTGGATAGTAATGTTGCATTCTAATACCACCTGATGTAGTTGCACCTGAACCTGTCTCTGCTGATGGCATTGTGATAGTTAAAGTTGTTCCTGTTGGAACAGATGTCACCATAAATTTTTTATCATCAAAGTCTGATGCTGAATAGTTTGAGTTTGTAATAGCTGTAAAATTATCTAAAAGAATAATATCATTGACTGCTATATTGTGGTCCGTGCTGAATGTTAATGTAACCGTTGTTGAACCATTCGTTGTACTAAATGCATTGGTTAATGTTGTAGTAGTTTTAATCGGATGAATGTCGTAAAATACACCACCTGTGTAAGCGTATAAAATTCTGTTTGTGCCTATGATTGCAAACTTATTACCTGATTTATTAACTAAATGATGTAAAGCTCTTGCAGCTCCTGTAAGTTTAGACTCACCTAACTGTGACCAGCCACCTATCTTTTCAGGTGTACCATATCTAAAACGTACATTATCGCCACCTACCCATTGTCCTTCAGCTGTGGTTTCTGTAATCTGTTTGTTGAACCCTGGTTGGAATCCTATTTTTTGTAACATATAACCTCATTCTATTACATATTCCTTATTGGTGGAATACCCAATAATGGTCGTTTATCAAATTTATTTTTTTCGGCGAACGGACCATTTCTGTGGTTATAATGTAAAAATACCTGACCACAAACCTGACCTTCAAATGGCTCTCGCCAATGTTCGAGTTCGCAACCACTATATACTAACATGTCCCCTACTTCAAGTAAGACTTTCGTACCTTTTGGAGCGTCGGGTTTATGTATATTTTTGTATTCATCTATAACAGAATTAGCACCTGTACCATCTATAAATATAGGCCAAGAATCACCACCTAAATGTACAGTAGTAGATATCTCACAACTAGGTCTGTCTTTGTGTCTTTTTAATTCATCACCTTGTTTATATAGTCTTGCATATGAATAAGTTGGTACTAAATCTAATCCTGTTTCTTGAGCCATGATTGGTAGCATCTTGACTAGTAAAGTTTCCATTACATTATCAGCATAATGTGAGTATGTATTTGGAATCTGTTGATCAGTCCATGTACCAAACATACCGTTGTCATAAGTTATGTTATTGTCATACATAAATTTAACTGCATCTCGTTTAAGCAAGAAATAGTTAAATATAAAGTTAGCTAACTCATAGCTTACTGCACCTTTGATTACTTGATATTTATTGAAAGCCATCTTGTATAAAATTAAAACTTACTGATATCCTTATATCATTTGATTTGTTTTCTTCAACACAATGCCACAACCATGCTGGAAACATTATTATTCTACCTTCAACAGTATCTAAATGAACTTCTCTCCATAAATGTTTTGGTGGTTGACCTGGTTTTCTTGCAGGCATGTTTGTTTGTATTCCTGGTCTTGGATCATTAAAAACTATCTTACCACAATTGGGTGGCGTCTTTACATAATACACACCACTATATAAACTGTTAGGATGTATGTGAGGTCTATTATACCCACCAGGATAATTTATATTAGCCCACATATTACCTAATCTTGGTTGTCTATCTAACCATTCTTGTTTAAATATTTCATGTTGCATTTTAAATAACTCATCTACTAAAGGTTTAAATTGTGGTATTTCATGCATATTAGTTTGACTGTGCCAACCGTTCATATTTGTTTTCTTTACACCTTTGTCTTGTTTAGACCAAGCAACAATATCATTAGCTAGTTGTTGATTATCTAGTTTGACATCTTCAGCAAATATAAGAGTTGGGAAAAATCCTTCAGCAATCATCTAAATGGTTTACCTCCAAACCAACAAACTAAAGATTGTCTTATTCCTTTTCTTACAGGATTAACTCTGTGATTTAAAAATGATGCAAATATAATTGCATGACCTTGTTTAAGTTCTGCAAATTTACCTGGTGCCATCAACTCTAAATCTCCACCTTCAAACTCTGATGGATCATTAAGTAATAAAGTCATTGATATTTTTCTAACTGGTGGTTCGTGTTCCATGTTCACATCACAATCCATATGCCAATCATAAAACCCTCCTTCTGGATATTCTGTAAACTGTGCATTCTCTGATACCTGTATGTCACCAAAACCAAAATGATTTTCATTGGCTGTTTGTATAAAATTATTAAGGTCACGATACATGTGTCCCATTTCATTAAAAGGTATCCAAGATATCGTGGTGACTCTTTTCTTTGTATCAGTTCCACCTCCTGGTTTACCCATGCCAACCTGTGCTTGTTGTGGCGGTTGTTTTCTTCCACACTCTATGATCTGTCTACATTGATCAGGTGTGAATAATGGTGTGGTAGTTTGAACTATCCAACTCTTCCATTTAGGTTCTTTGATGTGTCTGTTTTCGTACATTAACTTACTCCTCTATTTCTAATTGGGTCATACTGCACATCCATATTTGCAGCAAGTGTTCTTCTATATCCTGGTCCATTAAATGGATAAAC